GGGAAACCGAGTAACCGGTGAAAACCCCGGCGTAAAAACGCAAGGGCTTCAAAGGCTAACACCTCGGAACTTTCTAAACATTCGAGAAACAAAAAATTGCTTACCCCATCGGGGGCTCGCTTACAAAATTTTCTCGTCTGTAAAAAGAGTCCCTAACTGAGGGGAGCGGGTATGAAAACCCGGCGTGCGCTCGACCGCACGACTAAACTTAGGTTGGTGGACTAACCCCTACCACTGGAGGGAGGCCTGTAAATTGGCCGACTGTGAAATCTTCGCCTACTGAAACGAAAATCTGGACGAACTTGGATGATGGTCGTCGAAAGATCTCGAAGGCGAAACATCGATTATTTTGGTTATCGAAAGTTTCAAAGTCAAAGTCACTTGTTGGTGTGAACCGCAGTGGGAGATAATATGGCAATTCTCCTTCTAAACACTGCACTGAATGGGAGTGCTGAATCTCCCTAGCTCTATTGGACACTACAGTATTGGTTTGCACCGCAATTTGGGCTGCGCGTACATCCGACGGTGCCGGTGGAAATGTCAGTGGATTGAACACCGTACCATACGAGATACCATACTCGGTTCTGCGTTGTGGTACTATCTGCATGAAGCCATCGCTGTCTGCAGAGACAAATTTCCAACGTATCGCCCCTCTATATGCCGCAAACGCATGCACGCCTACGGTGAGGAAAGAATTTATCGCATAGTTGTAACCATTGTTGTTCTGACCATCAAAATACCCGCGTGGACGGGGAAAAATAGGGTTAGTGAATGAATTCCGGTATAAATCGGCCGTACCGGTCGTCAATGGCATAACATACGTGATTGCTGGTCTCTTAGTAAATGCGCGCATGGTGCGAATGTTCTCACCTCCATACACAAGCATCTCTTCATCTGGGTCACTCTCCTGACCAGTTTTAAAATCAGGGGTGTCTCCAGTGGGATCCTGGCAATCTTTAGCGCAGTCCGTGGGCATGTCGCCCATCTGGTTTTCCAACAACGGTGCCTTGGCAGCGAACGCCATCAAACGGTACGAGTTCTCTGGCCTAAAGAACTTCATTCCTGGTTTGAATGACGCATATGTGTTGATCTGGACACTGTCGGTGGTGGAACTGGGCGTGGTTAGCTCGTTCAACACAAACACCGACACAACACCGTTATCGGTCCGATCTTTCGTCAACCCGAGACCGGCACCTCTGCCCGCACTCGACGGGTCGCCATGATTGGCAGGTGCCGCTCCGAAAGCCTCAGGTTGTGACCAAGGAATCTCAATAGTTAACTCCTTTTGATCTGCAATATCCATCACGTAGGTGTATTGAATGTTGGACTCAGATGTGGTCGCCGCCACTTGTGGGTCGTACACAACAAGCAATCTACCCTTGTGAAAATTGGAACATGCTACCTGTAGCTTCATCACCATCGTGCCTTGCCAATACAAGAACTCCAACGCCGGGAGTCCATATGATGGATAGCACACTGACGAATCGCTCGCTTTGGGGACTGTGTGATATGGGAACACTTTTATCTGCTGCAACAATGTCTTTGGTGTGTTGGAGGGGGACCAATTAAACGTGGTGATGAAGTTCTGCCGCGTGACCAAACTATCTATGGTTAACTCATCATGTTCTCCTGATCCCATGACACGAGGATCACACGTCAACTCTTGCTTCGTGTCCAACGAAAGCTTTGTTGTTGTGTCCATCGTGTCGTAATTGGCAAGGTTTGCCACGGGTCGTGGTTGCATCTTTGCTGCCGGCTTCAAATCTGGGGGACGTGAGTAACCCATCAATTTTGCCAACGCAGCACCTCCACTTAACATGCTCGACGCTGCTGTTGCAAACGGAGCAATTGTGAAGGAAGTGCCACCTATCGCCTTCGCTAGACCAGCCGCTGCTGTCATCGGACGCGAAAGTATACCCGAAGAATCGTACTCGCCCATGGTACCCATCTGGTTCACCAAATCGGGCGAGTCTGCTAGCGTAGGGCAATCCAATTCAACCTCGGACATCCAGGCGTACACCGAGATATTCAAGTTTGTTGTGGACCCATTAGCATTCTTCAACGGATTTATCGACTCTAAGTACACAGTACCCATGGCTCTCCAATCGGCTCCAATAATGGATAAGGAATCCCTGAACCAAAAGAATGGTAGGACCATCTCACCTGCTGCACTATTGCATGGATCGATGAACACATGTAGACGTTGTGTCGCCAACAATATGTCTCCTAAGTCTCCTGCTCCATGTGGTCGCTCGAGGTCATTCAGCGGACCCAAAGGGAGATATGAAGCAATCAACTTTCCAAAGTAGAAGCCGTTGCCATTAATCATGAATTTCACATGAAGTTTACCACGCAAATTGGTGAAGTTGTTTATCCGATTAATCACCCGAGGATTTGTTAAAAACCTATCCCACGGGTTGAAATCTTCATTCACATCATCATCAATCGCCACCGAATATTCCTTAATCAACACGGGTCGACATAGGAAATCTCCGAGACCATCATCAGCATTACTGGTCTTATGGCGCGTGGTATCTATTACGGATTCCATGACATTTTGTTGTTGTAGTGGCGTGTCCTTGAACGTAACCACATGGGCATCAACTCGCCCTCCTTCGTCCATGTTACTGGACTGTGTGACCACACCAGATTGTGGGTCTAAATCGCGTATTTCTTCTGCGGACGCTTTCTCCGCTTCTCTAGTTATGTAATTGGTAGTGCATATTTGTTCACCACGAGCGTTGCACTGATGCATCGTGATGTCTAGAGGATTTTGCTGGCCTAAGGCTCCCCTAAATAGGGGTACTTCGTCTGGCAAAGTGGCCATCGGGGAGCAAGCGTCACGCTTCTCAACATCCTGCTTTGTTGAGTACATGCCGTAATCAATACTCCCTTCACTATTTTCAACTTTACATACGAATAGCTCCGGATGTTCCTCTCTTTTCTGGTCAGAGTAGACCCTTTTCCACCGCTTCATCATATCATCGTACGTATAATCAACAAAAATGCACATCTGATGTAGTGAGTAACGGCTTCGAATTTCACGGAGTTTCAAAATTTCTTCCTCATAGACCCCGCGTCCATGGAAGAAGAACTCCAATGCTGCATTGTCAATGTTGGTTGCCATAGACTGCTCTGGTGTGAGCGAGCTCTTGGTCAACCACTGCAACGGTTTAATGATGGATCGTTTTTCAAGTGGTGCCATGTACATTTGCAAATCCTCATCCCATCGAGGAGTGCGCTTGAGAAACGATAACTCACCTAATTTTATATACTGCACTGATTCGGCGTCTTTTTTCGCCATGGTATAAACAAGTCCGAAATCAGCAAAAGCCCGCTGTACATCTGTATGTCCAAAATTGATGTCAGGGTGGGCCGAATATGCACAATCATCACCGTAAGTGAGCAGCGACACTGTTTGTCGGAAAGGCAGCGGTGATGTTTTCAAAGAAATATACACACATCGGTGGTAGAGGGAATTTACCAAAGAATTAATGACAGTCGTTAAAGCATGTCCCGAAGGATTGCTACCAAACAACTTTGCAAGGTCACCATTCACCGATATCATGGGGTGTGTAATTTCAGTAGCAAGCGTGCGCATCACAGATAACGAGCGTTGATCGTAACCACACTCCTTGGCCATTTCAATCAACATGGAAAAGGCTGCCGTGGTGGCGCCCGAACTCATGTGCTGGTCGTAAGCCTTGTGATCTCCTGCTACAATGCGATCATCGCCAAATCGCGCAAGGTGCTCAATCGTGTGATGCCAGTCAGGTCCTTGACAGTTTATGCCCAAAGCACACTCGAACGGTAAAGCGTTATCAATGATCATATTAACCAAAGGGGAATAATGCCGCCTAATTCCCACCGTCAAATGTATATTTGCGCACTGAAAAGCACGTGCGAACTCCTTCGTAAGTGCCATCGCCTCATCTTTCAAACACAAATTCAGAACCTCATACGTGCGAATACCATTTGCCCACATGCTCTCCTTGAAGACATAGACTTGCATCGTATCTCCGTCCATCGTCATCTTATCACCTACTCGGGGGCACACTTCATTCTTCGATTTGAGATAGGGGATACCAGCGGAAGTATTACCATCCAATCTGTCAATCCCTCTCATACCAAGCACTCCGTTTAACGCTTGTTCAATAGTCAATGGTTGTATCCGACCTTTATACTTCACCACCACCGCGGCTACTTCTCCACCTAAAAAGTCGTTTACAGCTTCTTCCATCCAAACTTCAGGAAACCCTCTATTCGGATTAGTCAAATTAACCAATGCTTTTGCGTAATGTCTGTGGCCAGGAATTGCGGGGGGGGGTTTCGCAATTTGTCCCATTCCAAACAACTCCTCTACATCATCGTAACACTTCGTCTTGTGAACGGAATGTCTAAACTTTGTTACGGGTATCGTGGTCTGGCCATACAGCATAACGGCGCTATCGTCTTTAATGTCATGCAACGGGCTATTCGTGTGGATCTTCTTCTGTATACCTATCTTCATCTGTTCAAGATCCAGTTTTCCAGGTTGGGCAAGTTTCAATACATGTTTCCTCTCGAGATAGGAGTCAACAGCCGATCGCAAATCGGATTGCAACAGACAATCACTAGCACCCTCACACTGACCTGTGACGCCTGCAGTGTGAATGCTGTGAATGCATGGTGATTTTCCGTGTCCAACCATCACCATCCCACACAATCCCATGAAAGTCTGAAAAGGCAATTCGTACATGAATCCATCTACCACATGTTTATTCGTCGGGGTACGATACTTGTGGCTTTTGGTTCTAACATACTCACGCATGTGGACAATGCCTCCCTTCACATTACGCCTAATGGAAGACACCATCACATCACTGGGGGGTTTTATCAACGGGAACAAATCGATGATGTCCTTCCTATCACCTATACAAGGAAGATGCACCAACGCAAGATCATGCCCATCAAATCTGTGAATACACTTGCAGCTGATAGTCGTTCGAATAGTATTTCCAGATTTCGTGCCATCACCAATAAGAATCCGCACAAAATAAATATCACCTTCTTCAGTATCTGGAAATGCATGGTTAACTGTGAGCATAAACCCGCTTGTTACGGCGAGTCCACTGCAATACGTTTTACCATTACCATTTTCATCTTCAAAAATCAATGTCATCATGTTCTTTTCAATCACGTGTTTCATTTGGTCTTCAGTCATCGTCTTATTCTTCTCGCCAGCTGGAACCTCTTGAAATTCGAGCTTTTGATTGAACGGCGTACTTGGGGTTACACCTTGTTCTGACATTGTTGGACACGACTGATTTCCCACCGGCACTTGGGGTATAGGTACTTCTTCAGTTATCTCCTCTTCTACGACATTTTCATCTTGCTTACCTGTCCATACCAAATTCGAAACCTTCATCACACTCTTGTATGCTACTCCAGCTGCAATGATTGCAAGAGCCACTTGAAGAACTCGCGGCTTCGTAACAGCCATCTGCAAGTCTTGTACACGCACACGACTAGTACGCAAAGCTTCTCTTACTCGCCTCTCCATTGTCACCTGTGTACTCACGCAAATCAAACCGACAAATATCATGCTTACCATGGCAAGGTATGGCCACAAGGGTGCAGCCAGCATGAACGCTCCCGCAAAGCGCCACAAAATATGTCGATATTTGAATATGAGCCGAGTTATGGGACTCTCGATAAACATCATGGTTCGGGCATACCAAATGAAAATCGGACTCGGCAACATGTCCACAAAACGGAGTGCACGCACGACACCAGAAAGTTCCACTAGTGCGTCTAAATCCACCGCATTCCGCACGCTCTCTACAATTCCATTCTGATTCTCGTAATCGGACATCGAATAAACGGAACGCATCTCCGCATCGCATGTATCGCACATCTCATGACCAGGTTCCATTGTGTCTCCGCATTTACACACTGTGGGAAAGAATTCTGGATCAATCGTCGGTCCTGTCGAATCGCTCAACCATGAGCACTGCCGCATACGTTCTCGCAGGGTTGGGCGATCGGATGTGGCTTCTGTCTCGCTAGTAAGCGTGCTCGCGCCATCATCTGACGATGTGCTTGCTACAAGTGGCACGCTACTCTCATCCTCAGAATGTTCAAAGAACTCGGAGGAGATAGGCGCATCATCCACGATCTCCTCCTTGCGTGGTTTACACTTCTTGCACACACCTTTGGGGATTCGGTGTTCGCACATATCAACTTTCTCATTCGCCTTGGCAAGAATGCGCTCCTGATTGGGAAAGTACACCTCCAAGTATTGCCTAAACATCACAAGGAGTTGGTCAATCCTGATACCTTTCGCTTCTTTCTTCTCTCCATCATCATCAGTGAACTTCAACAAGCGATAACCAACACCCGTCGAAGTCTTGATTGGCATCTCGACATCGAACGTCCACAGGTCTGTCTCGCCACCTGTATTGTATTCGTCCAACATCATCGTCCCTGGGATACGGAACTGTGGTCGTACAGTTTGCGTGACTGTAAAACCCACACGACGCAAAATGGAGATTGGCTCACTCGAGAAGCTGGCCGCGTGCAAATGCTTGACATTAGTGGTTGCACACACAAACTCTGCGAGTAGTGGAACGTTACCTTTATCACCTACATCTGCCTTCAGCGCGGTCGCTGGAGTGTTGTTGATCAACCGAGTCAGGAAATCAAGGGGATTATCCTGTGTTTTCTCAGGTTTACCATTCATAAAATCATCTAAACCCACGGCTTTGTGGTGGGCGAGATATTCAGATTGGTATTTATCAGCAACATTCATCGTAATATTGTACTCCTGTAAATCACCTGATGGTTTCCAGCCCTTATCTATCTTATACTGGAAAAACACATCAGTCAGCATCTTATTCACACCACTCTTTCCAACAGAAGATTCGCCGTACAGCAAAACACCAAATGCTTGTACCTTCTGCTTAGTGGATAAAGTGATAATGTGAGCAGTCGTTTTCAAGTTGTCCATCTCAGCCAATCTGGACAATAACAATCTAGTCGTATGGGGGCACTTATGTTTACGCAACATCCTCTCTCCCAATGAGGATAATGCATGAATCTGCAAGAAGAAATCGTGATTCGACTGTCCTACTTCCTCCAGTCGACCCGCTTTGAAATATGGTAGGAGTGATTTCAACTGGGATACTTTGCGGTCGTACCCAGCTACATCATCCGTGTTTCCAGTTTCGGGATTCACCGTCCCTTGTGCAAACACTTCCACCAACCAATGTCCAAAATCATCAATAGCAGTACCGAGATTAGCCAATACGTCTACGGCATCTTCATCAAACTTATCAACAGTAAACATCATAAAATCCTTCACTTTAAACTCACCTTCAAGCTTAGGACACAAGCCAATCGTAACCAATCCTCGCATAAACATCTGAATCATACGTGTCATCGGATGTCCTTTGAGTTGTTTAGGAGCGCGCAGTACAGAAACTAATCCTTGCACAAACTCCTCTCGCCTACTTACAACTCTCTCTCGCGCACTGTTGGTCACACCCACATCTGGCACTCCTTGTTGGTTAACCCACCGGAAACCTCCTACAGCTGTGGAGTGCGTGTCATGAAATTCAGCCAATATCTCGTGCGCACGCGTGGGATACGTGCGTACTTTTTCAACAGTCTCTTCATCAGCTGTACACAAACCGAATAAAGAATCAATCCACTCAATAACACTCAAACCATTGACACCTTCTAACTTGTTCAAGTACAATTTTAAAATGGAGAAGACTGCGCTGTAATTCTCGACACTACGTAAAGCGTTAATGAGATGTAGGAAATCCTCCAATTCCATACCAGCACGCTTTAAACGCTGGGTTGTCTCAGTGGTTACAGTATCAGGTGACATCAACATCTCAACGAGACCTGCTTGATTCACAAGTCTGCAATTGATAGGGTCATCAGCACCCTGAATCACCTGGCGCAACCACTTACGCTTCACAATTCGGCATTTAACGATCGCCGTGATCGACGGGGCATCCACCCCTACAGGTTTAAGGTTTCCTGTTTCCTTGTTGCAAGTTCCACATCCGTCTTGCGACACACCCTCCACGTGTCTAAATCCTTGAGCTCCCTGCTCTTCCTCCACGGTTTCGTTATTCAATCGCTGTTGTTCTTTCATCATAATTTTGTAAAAGAACCCCAGACAAATCGAACAACAAAACATTGCAACTTTAACCAGCTGCTAGTGTTTTGTATGTTCAACTATCGGCATAGTAATTACTCACCCACAAGGGGTTTTTGGTGACGGACTGACAGCAAGCTGTCTCAAGTCCACATCACGGCTAAGCCTGTCTGTCGACGTGTCTAATGACCCACATGGGGATTTCGACCCGTCTAGGGTTATGGAACCGCACCTCTTTAGGTCGGGCGAACCTTGATCATTTCTTGCGTAGATCGACACGCGTTACAAGGGGCAGTATAGGTACTACCTTATCTCCCCCAGGTCCGTTAATTACGGTATAGTTCATGCTTTTATTAAAAAACTTGATCAGTATAAAAAATATGTTGTGTAGTTAAGGTGATACACACACCATAAGGTTGACGGATATTTAAAGTCCACCGTCTGGACTAAAATTCCCTGCTGGCGTAGCAGGACACGGATTCTACTTAATCTACCGTCGTTATGATTTTTGTGGAAATGGCTATACCAAATCCTACGTTATTCCACTCACTAGTGGCAATAACCCGGCGCTCGTCGCCGGAAAGGGAAAAACGAATCAGATCAACTGAGGACTCAACCTCACTTGTCTAACGAACTCGAAACATCACACTGCAAACTCCGGTTGCAGTAAGATGCTCCTAGTTCACAAATGGGCTGGCATGAATCCAGCAATTGTTCCAATACTCCCGCACAGGTGGACCCTG